GCCCATCACCGATATCAACGAATGCGTGTCTCAAGCAATGAACCTCTTTGTAAGCACGCTCATCAAAGATTGTTTCAAAGCCGGATACTCCGCGACGTAATATCGCAGACTCTTAAGGAGCATCTATGCCATCACCTCGCTCGCTGCCACGTGAAGTGGAGAGAGTGGTCCTCAAGCTTTTTGAGGATCTCGCCACACCTGTTTCTCTGGGGCTCGCGCTCCAGGTCAAGTATGGGTGTTGGGACGATATTGCATTACGCAAGATCGACCCGAAACATTACTTCTGCTTTGAAGACTTCGGTCAACAAAGGGCTTCTAAGGCTGCTGATAGATTCTGGCGTGACGCCGTGGCTATCAACCACCTCCGCAAGCTCGAGGAGCTTCCAACCAACATCGACCGTGAGGCCGCTGCGTTGGACGCCTTCTGGAGTTCAGAAAGGGAATGTTTCCGTGCTAATGAACGTTTATCTCCGTATCTTTTCGGATGCGACCCCTCCGGGGTTAACGCACCTTGTGATACGGCTGTCAAAGACTTACTGTTTTTGGCTGCAAAGAAGATTGCTGACGTTCTGGGCCCTTACCATGACAATGTGGAAACACTTGTCGGACGTTTTGGCCCCGGCTCGACTTTTGGCGATAAGGGGCGGTTAAATACCGTGCCTGACAAAATGTCTTCACGACCCACCCTGACTACGTCCGCTATCTACTCCTTGTTTCCTTGGAGTGGGACGGCATGGGCTACGGCCTGTGCTGTGGACGGAAGAGATCCGAGTTTTGTCCGAGGAAATCGTTTCACAACGGTTCCAAAAGACTGTACGAAGTTTCGAGGCATCTGCATCGAACCAAGTATCAACCTCTTTTTTCAACTAGCCCATGGCCAAGTGTTGAAGAGAAAGTTGTCTCGCGCTGGTCTTGACCAGCTGAAGGCGCAAGAAATTCACAAGCGGGTTGCTTGTGAGGCCTCTATCCGGGGCCATTTTGCGACTATTGATCTCTCGAATGCTAGTGATACCATATGCATCAACTTAGTCAAGTTGTTGCTCCCCCGTAGATGGTACGAGGCCCTTTCGGACCTACGATCATCGCACACCCTCCTTAATGGTAAGTGGGTGAAGCTAGAGAAATTTAGCTCAATGGGGAATGGGTTTACATTCGAACTCGAAACAATCATCTTTCTAGGTATCTGCCTAGCGGTTGGTTCCCTTCGAGGGGTTGAGTTGACACCTGGTGTCGACTTATATGTTTTTGGGGATGACATAATTGTCCCCACGGAACTATCCCAGGATGTAATAGCTGCCCTGCGAATTCTCGGATTTACCCCGAACCCGCGCAAGACCTGCACGGATGGGTTGTTCAGAGAGAGTTGTGGTGGTGACTTTTTCGATGGAGTGGATGTTCGTCCATTTTATCTCCAGGAGTTACCTTATGAACCACAGCAGTATATCGCATGGGCTAACGGCCTTCGTGCAATGGCTTTTACAGACATTGCTCGTTGGGGCCGTCAGTCTCCTCTGCTACGTGCTTGGCATGGTGTCCTTGACACACTACCAAGTCACTTACGCAGGCTTAAAGGTCCTAAAGACCTCGGAGACCTCGTCATCCATGACGAGGAAGGGAGCTGGTCCGTCCGTTGGCGCAACAGCATCAGATACATCAGGTGCTACCGACCCGCCCGATTCAATCGAGTAGGCTGGGAGCATTTTAAACCTGATGTGAT